TTCCGACGTGATCCGGCCAGCCGGTATTGTCGCCGGAACCAGAGTCCTGCCAGTCATAGAAGATTACATCACCGGGAGAAGGCACATAAGCGTCGTTTTCGATCCATTTACCGAGCTTCTGGAAAAGGGCGATCATCTGGCCGCAGCCGCACTCGGTCGGAATAATATCCGTCAGGCCACATTTGATGGCGACCGCAGAAACGAAGGTGGCGCACCACGCGTCCGTATAAGTGACCGGATATCCTCTGGCGAGAGGCTTATGGCTGTTATACACATCGAAAATTTCCTTGTGGCTGCCGTCGGCTTCCTTTTTCCCAAGCCATGCTCTGGCCTGAGCGACGATCCTGTCTCTGTCCGAGCTTGCGGCAGTATCAAGCGTGCTTTCCTTCGCATAGCCATTAAAGCCGCCATTCTTGATGATGGTAGGATAATCCACATAGGCGTAATCCAGATCCACGTTTCCGCTGATACCATCAACAGAGCCCTTGGAAGAATACTGCCCGATGCCATAATCGCCCTTATAGGTACATTTGCTGGCATACTGCGCTACCCAGTGGGCGTAGGGTGTGAGCTTCGTGTCATCCATTCGCTCCTTGAATCCGGAGACAGTAGAGCCGTAAATGCCGACAAAGTAACCGGCATTCTCCATTGCCTCGCAGAAAGCAATGGTCGCTTCGGTTATACCGGCCTTGGCAGAGGCAGGCTGTGCTTCATTATCCATGTAGACAGGGTATTCCAGCTGCTTGCCCTTCAGGATTTGCAGGAAGCGCTCGGCATCTGCTTTTCCGGCAGCTGCAGTCACGCAGTCCTTGCCGACAAAGTAATATGCACCGATAGGGATACCGGTAGCCTTTGCACCTTTATAATTTGCTTCCCACTTGCTGTCTGTATAAAAACCGGCATCGGAGCCGTCAGCCTTGATGATGGCAAACTCGATACCGGCCTTTTTTACCTTTGTCCAGTCGATGGTTCCCTGCCAATGACTGACGTCGATTCCTTTTCTCGTCATGTTATTTTCCCTCCTCGTTTTCACGGTCATGGAGCTGCTCCAAGACCTCCTTCAATTTTTCCGGTACCGGCAGGCCGAGGTGCGCTGCATTCTCCGTTAGTGACAGACCTTCATTGGACAGGTAGAAAAAGATAATCGCTGTGCGGATCACTCCCGGATGTCCGAGCACTTGAACATCAATAACATTTCCGATGCCGACCAACAGGAAGATCAGCACCTTGCGGCAGATTCCCTTAAAGCCGACCTCGCTGGATAGCTTTTTATCAGCGATGGCACACATAATGCCGGTAAGGTAGTCGCAGGATACGAAGACGATCAGCGCAATCAGAAGCCCGTCACAGCCTCCAAGAAAATAGCCAAGCCATCCTCCGACAGCGGTGAATATCAGTTGAATCGTGTTCCAGAATTCTTTCATGAGAAAATCCCTCCTTTGATTTGTGCAAAATAAAAGCCGCCTGCATATCTTGCAGACAGCTTCGTGAACTGTATCCGTTTATGAAGTTATATCTGTTTTGGCAGTGCCTCCCAGAGCCGCATATCCTCTTGGCCTAATGACCAGATAGCGATACCTCGTAGTTTCCAGCGGTAGGCCGCTTCGTTTGCCCAGTAGACGAGGCTGTCCACATCCTGATAGTAGAGGATGGAAAAGCCATCCGCGTCACCGAGAAAGAGCCTCGAAAGCCAAATGTTGATGTCCCTTGGCGTAATCGTCACCGTGTAGTCGTTCCCGCAGGAGAGGTTTAACAGGCCGGAATGATAAAAGTCATAGTCCATCGAGATGCTCTCGCTTCTGGTGGCGCTTTCCTCCACATTGGCGGTCAGCGTAAAGACCTGAAATTCATCATCCCATACGGCATCGGAGCGGCTTAGGCGTCCATACTGTGTGACGCTCCCATCTGGGAAGGTGACATCAAAACGCTCGTAAGGCTCATACGTCCACGCATCGCCAAGGCGGAGAAGTTCGCAGATCGTCCGGTTATCTGATCTATACCCGGCATGGCCTCCGGAAAATCCACTGACTGTTGTCGTAAAGCGCAGCGCATAGGAAGCACCGGAATAGACACGCACCTTATTTTCACGGATACGCATCTAGACCGTGTACATAGAAGGATCAGTCCGAAGGTTTGCATTTGCCGTCCGCTCAATCGTCTGGCTGTAGCTGCCAAGAAGTGTGCTCCCGTTATATAACTCTACGGCCTGTGAGTTGTAATTCAGGCAGCAGAACAATTCGCCGCAGAATACACCAGACTTGCCGCTTCCGTTTGCAGGGAAAGCAAGTCGCGCCCGCAGGTGGATTTCTTTGAAGCCATCATATTTCCACGCGAGCTTTCCGGAGCCTTCAAGCTGGGAGTATACGCGGCTGTCGGAATATTCATCCTGCCTCCAGACCTTCCATGATCCAGAGAGCGTCGTCCAGTAGTTGGTTTCAAGCACTCCATAATCGCGGAAGTCCTCATACCAAATGAGCGCCGAGTCAGGCTTTCTGCGCAGGACTTCTGTGGTGAGTTTGAATCCCTTGTCCGGCTGGCACACATTCCCGTTCACATCGATGAAGTGTCTGGGTGAGAGCGTAAAGGACGCAGATCCTGCCGATGGCGCTTCTGAAAAACTGCTGCAAACGCGGTAACCGTAAAATTGTACGCCTTTCACATCTACGAAAATCTTGATGGTGTGGCTTCCTGCTGAAAGCGATATCCTGCTGGCAAGGCTTGTCCAGAAGGTGCTCCTCCAATACGGCCACCAGAGTCTGTTTTCCGTAAAGTGCGTAGTCTTGCCGTCAATCGACACATAGATGCCGTTCTTATCCCAGAAGGGATAGCAGAGCCGGACAGCGATGTCGTAGGTTCCTGCGCTTGCTACGGAAAAGATATAGGTGGCAGAGCCCGCATCGCCCAGCGTGGCCACACCGTTCTCGAATGAAACGATCCCGGAATATGAACTTGTTTTACCGTCTGCATCCACATATATAGTTTCAAACTCCGTGTGCTGATCTTTGCTGTAGGCTGTCAGGTAGTGCCGCCGGTTATAGGTTCCGGTCATCTGCGGGTATTCATAGTTTGCCGCGTCCCGGCCTTCCATAAAGTCATAAACCTGCGGCAGCGCCCAAGGAACCATGTCGTAATCATCCCAATACGCGAGGATCGGGATGAAAGGTTGAGGCGGTTTATCGTCCGTGAAGTTATATTTTCCGGTCATCCAGTTTTGCGCTGCATAGTAGGTGTTCGAAGTGCCGCGATAGGTCTTGCCGAGGTTCTCCGGTGTGTCGTAAATTTGCCAGTTCCAGCCATAGGACGGAAGACCTAAGAACACCTTATCTGACGTCATAACCTGCATAGCATAGTCGTAGATACCTTCCAACCAGTCCCTCGGCGATACCGGGCTTGGTGCTGATCCTGCCCATGCCATGCCGTAGCTCATGATGGCCGCCGTATCGCAGTAGGGATTAAGTTCGGCATAGACGCACCAGTTCTCACCGCCGACCGAGCCATTGACAGACGTCATGCCCGGCAGGCAGATGTTCATGAGCTTGGTTTTGTCATAGCTCTTTACCGCGTTATAAATATTCCGAAACATCGCCGTAGAGGCTGCGTGCGTAGAGTATTCGCCGCCTCGTTCGAGGTCGATGTCGATGCCGTCACACCACGGATACTTTTTCATGATCCGCACGATCTCTGACAAAAAGGTATCCTGCGCACCGTTCGTATTATCTCGGAGGGCAGAAAAAATGCTACTGGTACCGTCATTGGCAATGGTGAGCAGCCACTTGATGTGCGGGTATCGGTTGATATAGGTCAGCATATCGGAAATAGCCACACCGCTTTCCGTGATCTTTCCGGTCTGAGCCACCTTAAATGAAAAAAGGCCGACCTGTGACAGACGATCTCCGTATGCGGCAAGCGCCTGATACATTCGGGCGTTGCCCATGAATGTCCAGACCATGCATTTATGGCCTTTTAAATAATCAAAGCTCACAGGGCATCACCTCCGTCCTGCATTTCCTGAAATTCCACATAGATGCGGGCTGACTTTTTGTCCTCCACGGCAATCGGGTGCTTGCTGTCACCGGCTGCGGAATATTGATAAAATCCATCCTTGGCAGTTACCGCACCGTTCTTAAGGCACTCCCTCGTAGAAGCGAGAAGGGAGAGCTCATCACCGGCCTTTGTAGCTGCTTTGAAGATTGCCTTGTGCGCACCTGCTCCAAGAGCGAGAGAAATGCTCCCGGCAGCCATTGCTTGAATAGGATAGACCTTGTAATCGAGGCCTGCGGTAGTAGAACCGAGGTTAAAGATCACAGAGGTCGCAGAGGAGCGCACCAGCCCGTTATAAAAGCGTTTCGGGACAGACACGCCGCCTTCTTCATATTTTTTGAGCTGCGTTCTCTCGTTGATCACAAAGCCAGTCAGCTTATCGCCTTCCTGCAGCATGAGATCACTAAACCAGATGGTACCGGTACAGTCTGTGACGAGAGGCTTTACGGTAATGCTGACGACGCGCCCGGAGGACTTCTTATCAATGGTTTCTGTAAAGCGTGTAAATTTAGGCATTATCCATCCTCCGTCCACTGTATTTCACTGACATGCGCTACCCAGCCGGTAGCAATGGAGCCGCCCTGCAGGAGCATATCGGTGATGTAAATGGTGCCTGAGCAGTCATTGACGCAGACACGTATCTTGATGGATTTCACTCGTCCATATTGTGGTTGCACGGCCTGCGCCACATGAGTAAAGCTCGCCATAGGCACCTCCTTAAATCAGATCAATAAATCGCACCTCTGTGGTGCCGTCCTCATATTCGATGGTTACTTCAATGCCCACCTGCCCGGAACTGCCTTTTACAAGGTTCTCCGATGCAATCTGCGCCGAGAAGGTATAGCTTTCGCGGTTTGCCGGATAGACCGTCTGGGAGAGACTCTTGGTGGTGTTAAACGCTGCCTCACATTTGAAAGAGGCCGTCCCAGTCACACCATTTTCTGCATCCACAGAAAAGCCGGAGTTCTGCCAGTAGTTGAGTTCGGAGTCTGCACGGGAATTACGTAGATGGTTGAAGGGCACCATATCCTTTACTTCTTGACTGTCCACAAGATTGGTGGATGCAAGGGCATCTGCCGCAGCATCCCACTGTGAGGAGGAGTCACCCAGCTCCCGGAGCTTGGTCGAAAGCTCCAGCACCGTGTTCCAAGGCTCCTGCAGGTTATATTCCCTGCGCACGATTCTGGTCTTGAACTTGAAGTTCAGATTATCATCCATGACCGTGACCACATCGCCCAGCTTCCAGCTCTCATGCTCGTAGCCAGTGAGGACAGATAAATCCATCGCAGAGAGCACATAGGAAATACGAGGCGAGGCATAATCCGCCAGACGCATTTCTGTAAATTCCTTCATCTGGTACGGGTTTGTGAAATTGGAGCAGTCGAGCGTCGATACTCTGATTTCACTGGTATAGGTGGTATCTTCCACATATTCCTTGCCACCATTGATAGAGGCGAAGGTCATGCCGTCCTTGCCGTAGGCGTAGAGCCTTGTGATCTGGCTCGTCGTATCAATGACGCGCTGGATGGATTTCATGTTCTTCTTGTAGCAGAACAGGACACCGGAATCCTCACCGGAGAAGGTCACGAGATTTACCACATGATTGGCATTATCAAAAATGAGATCGCCGCCGTGGATGTCCTGTACCTTCCGGAGGATTGCCAGTGCGTTTTTCTCTTGGCATGTCCATGTTCGCTTCGTCGAGACATTTACTGTCCCCAGATCCCAGCCTGTATCTTTTAGCGCGTAGGCCATCGGGACATCTGCGGTATCTGCATTGAAGGTCATCTCTGTCTTTTTCACAGAAAAGCCGAGGTCATAAAAAGCAGCCTCCGCATATATGGTCGTAATGGCAGATCCGTGTTCGCTCTTTTCATCGGTCACCGTGCGAATGCGATAGGTGTCGCTGACGATGCGTACCTGCTTCTCATTTTCCAGATAGGAACGCCTGCTGTCCCGGAAAGGCAGCTTAAATTCCAAGGTGTCGATACCGTTGATCTCACTGGTTACAATAATGTCATAAGCATTATCTAGCACAGCTTCCGCATTGCCGTCTGCGTCCAATAAGACCGGCCTTGCGTAGCCCAGCTTACTGTAAAGAGGCTTCGGATTGTCATACAGATTAATGGCTGTGAGCGTGGGCGTCCTTGCAGTATTGCTGGTCGTAAGTGTCACGCGGTATTTGATGTATTTCTGTATCGGAGACACCAGCTCCCCGCCTGAGCCGAGTGGTACCCAGTCCGTCCATGTGGCAAGGTCATCGGAGGTGGAGGTCTCCACAAGGGTAATAGCCGTCTCACCCGGTGAGTAATCTGCCTTAATTGACACGCGGCCAGTCCCTGCTAATGCACAGGCTCTGGCTGCAGTTATGAGCTGACCGTTTTCCGGGTAGACACCTTCGGTTGCTCTAAGTGTCACCACATCAGGCTTTGTCAGTGCATCCACATCCGCAGTCAAATCTGCACCATTGGCAGAAAGCGCTGAGAGGAAGTATTCTTTGAGGTCATCTGCCGTAAGAGATGAATCACAATCAAGGAACCAATCATCAAAGCCTCCCGCATACCAGTAGGAATCCGCGTGCATTCCCCAGATGAGGTCTGCTACGCAGCTACGGTTTAATTCACCAGTAAAGGAAAGGAGCTCTGATTTCCAGCCGGTAGCAGACTCCACATCACCGAGTACATATTGTGCCGTTTTCGCATTTGGCTTTATGACACAGGCGATAAAATACCAGTTGCCGTTCAGAAGGGAGAACGGAGGAGTCACCGAGGTGTCGAGGATCAGGGAGCCAGAGGAGTTGTAAAGCATGATCCTCGGCTTCCCTCTGATAAGCGACAGATAGAAAATCGGCTGCCCGGAGCCATAGCGGGTATTTAGGATCGGGGTATAAGTATTTCCGACCGAGTATGTCGTAGGCTTCATCCAGCCACCGACCACAATGGTTTCTCCAAGGGAGGAGAAAATACTGCCGTCATTGGAAACCTTGAGATAGGTCTTCTCCGAGGACGGATTGTTTATGTTCATCTGGAAGTAGCGACCGAAATTGCCTGTTTTCAAAGAAGCAGTCGTGCCACTCCATTTATTGATATAGGCCTTTCTATCTTTCCCGGAGGAATCCGCAAGGCAGGTATCCGCATCCGGCGAGGCTTCATTGAAGCGCCAGAGACCATCCGGAGCCCATGCAGCCGGAAACTCGCCAGTGAAGGCGTCTTGTGTATTCAGTGTATTTTTAAGTGCCATGCGATCACCTCCAACGGCTTCTTGCCTGTATTTTTAGTTCCGTAAAGACAGTATTTGTTCCTACAGCAGATATGATGATGGTGTTTGCACCGGTCGATAGCTGCGGAAAGTTTAGCTCCAATAAAAGTGGGAGTCCGTTTCTTAGCGTATTTCCGTCTGCATCCACTACCTTTGCTGTCATAAGGGCAGAATCAATCACCAGCGTCTCGCCTGCAGATAGCTTTCCAATGATCTGAAGTTCGCTGCCGCCGGTCTTGACGGAAATGTAAGATGCCGTCCCGGACGGCACTACACCTTTTAATTCATAAAGCGGCATGGAGTCTACATTTCCAAGCGTGCGCTCTGCTGTAAAAGTTCCGGTTTTCGCAAAGACAAAGGTTTCATCGGAAGCTGCATAAGCGTAAGGATCAGGACAGAGAAACGTCAATGCAAAGGTGCAGAAGTTCCGCACGACTTTATCAAAGGAAAAGCCCTCCGACAGCCGTGCGGAATAAATGCGTCCCGGTTCCTTGTAGAGGATCAGCGGGCAGAGGCCTGCATCTGGATTGAGCCATTCTACAATCTCATCCTTTTTTGCCAGAAAGTCACTATCTGATTTTCCCGGTGGGATAAAGCAAGTGATCTCAATTTTTCGTTCGGATATCGTTGCGCCGAAATCAAATATCCCCTCGTGACCGGGCATGGTGATGGTATTATTACGCAGGTCGGGCATTCTGTTTTCGGAGGTCATGCGGGTGGCAAGACCCATCGATTGTGAAGTTGTACCATTAAAAGAAAATCCCATGTTATATCATTCCTTTCGCCCTGCGTCCTGCTGTCAACAGAGTGTTCAGCTGTTGCGAAATCTTCCGGATATCATCGTCGCTTCTGACGCTCATCTCCTCGATATTGATCAGCGGTTGGTCTCCGGAAAGAGTGAGCGTGGCGCTGCTTACTGCATCCTGAATCATAGAGCGCAGGGAGCTCACACCAACCACAGCCTCATCACCAGCTTCGCCGCCACCAAGAAGGGTGCCTCCGCTCTGTCCGAAGATGGTGGCATCCTTTAAGATCATGCCGCCGGACATCGCCTTCTTATACCAGTCAACAGAAAAGTGAGGTATGGAAGGTGGACTCAGCGAAAAGCTGCCGGAAATGGAGAAGTGCGGCAGCTTGATCTTCGGCAGGCTCCAGTTAAAGTTGAACACGCTCTTTAGCTTGTTTACAATCCCGGAGACAAAGCTCCAAATGCCGTTAAAGACACTGGAGAATGTGTTCTTGATCCCGTTTAGGATATTGGAGATCGTGCTCTTCATTGCATTGACCACATTCATGACCGCACTCTTGATCCCGTTCCATACGGAAGTGACCACGTTTTTTACGGCATTGAAAATCGTAGATGTCGTGGTCTGGATAGCGTTCCAAGCTGTGGTAATAACTGTCTTTATGGCATTTACGACGGTCTCGATAGCGGTTTTTATTGCGTTCCATACCGTAGTTACCACAGTCTTTATCGCGTTAATGACCGTCGTGATAATTGTCTTGTAGACATTGAAGTATGTGGTTACCACAGTTTTTATAGCGTTGAATACGGTTTCAAAAACGGTTTTGATCGCATTCCAAGCCGTTGTCAGGAAGCTGCTGATTGCATTTACCACAGTGGTAAACGTGTTCTTTATCGCTTCCCAGATATTCACAAAAAAGTCCTTGATCGCCGTCCATACGGTTATGGCGACTTCTTTTATCTTCTCCCAAAAATTGATCCAGAACTCCCGAAAGCCCTCGCAGTTATTCCACAGATAGATAAAGGCAGCGACCAGTAAACCGATGGCTGTGATAATGAGGCCTATCGGATTTGCTGCCATTACCGCATTGAGTCCTGCCATCGCCGCTTTCACTCCTGCCATAGCGGAAGTGACGGTCGGGATGATCGACATAATCGTACCCACAGCAGAGATGACCTTGCCAATCACCACGAGGACTGGCCCGATTGCGGCAGCCACAAGGGCGATTTTTACGATAGTTTCCTGAACCGGAGCCGGGATGGATTGCCACATCTCCGAGAACCGTTTCGGCGCATTGGAAATATCCTGCAGCACAGGTGCAAGTACTGTGGCCAGACTGCTTCCAATATCCGCGCCGACCTCTTTTAAGGAGTTCATGGTCATTTTGAACTGGTCTATTGGGTCGAGCGTCTCATTAAAGGTGTTCTCTACG